TAGTCCTATTAATGTTAGTATTGTTGCCCCTAGCCCACCCAATATTGCATATAGTAGTTTATCTACCTTCCCATGCAACTTATCCACATCTTGATGTAAATGTTTAAGATGATTATTCTTTATTGTACTTATCTCACGCTTTAACCCTGTTATATAACCATAAAGTGATATTAGATGTTCACTGGTTGTTTTAGGTTGTTTAGCCATTAATCTTGCTCTCTAGGGTTTTCTTTAAAAGCATCTTCAGCTGTGCCAAATATTAAACTAGATAGTGTACCCTTGATTACTCCAAGTTCTTTTACATTATCAGTATATGTTTGATCAAATATATACTCTATATCCATACCAGCTAATGAGTCCATAATTTCTTTTAGCATATTATTTTCTACACTTAATAGTGTATCTAAAATTTGTCTTTTTCTATCACCATCAATTGGGCTACTATTTATATTATTTCTTTCTGTTCTTAATTTTCTTAACTCTGTTTCAACTTCTTTAAGTATTGGAGATATTTTAGAAAACTCTAAAACTTCTGGCTCAACACCTGCAGGCATACCCTTATCTAAATTTTCTGTTATTCTACCAAATAAACCTATTAAAAAAGATTGATTTCTTTTTTCTAAATCCATTTGAGACATATCAATTTGTTTAAGTTTTTTTGCCCTATCAATTAATTTACTCCATTGATTATGATACTCTGATCTTTTTATTGGACTAGCTATTTTAAATCTTCTAGTAACAACACTAGCAGCATTTTCAAAACTAGAAAAATCTGCCTCATCTTCTCTTTTAGTAGCAGGCTCACCTTCTAAAGGTTTTTTCTTTAATTGTGCATTTAATATATCAATTGGATATTGCATTAAACCTGTAAAGTATGCACCTAAAATATAATCCATTTCTATTGGAGTTAAAGGTACAGGTTTTTTAGCACCTTCTCTTGTTCTAAAAGTAAATGCAGCAAGGTTAGATGTAAACGTTGAAATACGTTTTGCTATTTCTCTAGTAGATCCTCTTGCTTGTAATTCATCTAATCTTCTTAATTCGTATATACCTATTACTGGTGCACCTGTATAAAAATTTTTATTAAACATCATTTCTATAAAAGGTCTTACACCTGCAGGTATAGGGAGTCCTGGTGTAATCTGACTAATTGATTCTGCAACATATTTTTTAGTTACACCATCACTTCGTTTATACATACCATCTATTATACCTGTAGCAACATTTGCAAATACTCCTAAGTCATAAGGTTTAGGTATTGCAATAAATGGAACCTCTTTATCTAAAATTGTTTTTCCATTTTCGTCAGTAGTATAATTAGGTACTAAATAATTTAATTGCTTAACTTGATCTGGAACTTGTGAATATTCTTTATGTCTAGAGTTTATGTGGTACAAAGCTATTTCTGGGGCAACAATTGTAGCACTAATTAAGGATACTGCTTTTCCTGGATTTTCAAAAAATAATCTGCCTGTTCTATATAGACCTTGAATACTAGCATTAAAGAACATGGTATTTCTATTTACTGCATTTAAAAAGGCACTTGATCCTTTCATACCAAAATCAGTTGCTACCTCTCTACCTAAAAACGCAGCACCCATATCACTAAATCCTGCAGCTTTTGCTAACTGATATTCACCCATACGAGTTGCATATTCAGTTGATTGCACAATTCTTTTATATCCTCTCCAACCACCACCACCTATTTTATTTAAATATCTAGTAAGAATATTATTATAATAATTAGGTGTGCTACTAAATATACCTAATGTAGATCCTTGTTTAACTAATCCTTGTATATTTTTAGGAACAAATGCTTCTGTTTCTGATCTTGAAGAGTAGCCCATACCATTTAATAAAGCTCTTTTATATTTATGAGTTTGTCTAACAGCAGATATAAATCCTTTTGCACTAGAATAAACTGGTTTGAATCCTTTTGGACTTATACCAAATGCAGAGTTTATAGAACCTGCAAGTGTATCCCTAATAGCATTAAACGCAACAAATGGAGGTGAGTATGTAATTGCTTGAGAAGCAAATCTAGCATATCTAGAAAATATACCTCTTGGTCCAAAACCAAACATTACTCTATCAGCACCCTTGTCACTTAGCCCTTTAAATGTTTGTGCTAAATTAGGATCTATAATTTCGTAAACTTCTGCTTTACCATTTCTGTAGACTATATCTGCAAAATCTGCTGAAGCATCATCACTTGCTTTAAATGTATTTGAAAATGTTAATACATCTAAACTATCTAAATTACTTAATTGATCTTTTCTTTTAGCACCAACTTTAGATGCTACATCTTTTTCTGGATCAAACTTAGCACCTGCTTTATTATATGCTCTTACAACTTTGTCTATTGCAACATTAGTTATTTGAACACGTCTATTTCCAGTAACTAATCTTACAATACTATTCATATCTATTTTACCTAACTTATCACCTTTTTGTAACATATTATAAAAAGCTAATTTAGCTCTATTTCTGTCACCAGCTAATACAGTTTGATATGTGTAATTTACTAAGTTTTGATATAAATTAATATCACCTTCTTGTTTTTGTTTAGCTAACTTTACAGCTCCTGGTCTAGCAATACCTAATAGTTTTTGGGTTTGTTTACCTATTGCTGATATAGCACCTGTAGATTTTTTATCTCTAGTTAATGGTATAAAGAAAGGATTTTCTCTTAATATTTTTCTAGCATCTTGTCTAGATAATAATCCAGACTGCACTTGATATTCTAATAATTCATCTGTAAATTGTTTAAATTTATCTATTGATCCTACAAAATTATTTTTTCTTGTAAGTGTTTTTCCATATTTTCTTTTAAAATCTGTAGCACTTAATTCAGCAAAATCTATAAACTCTTGCCTAGTTGCTTTATCTATAGGTAATGTTTTATCTAATTTAGGTCTTCTCTTAACAATACCTTCCATTCTTTTAGAAGCTACATATCCTAAGAATTGATCTACTTCATTTTTTTGATCAAACTTTTCAAGTATCTGATGTAGCCCCTGACTCTTACCTTTTATGTAACTAGCTGATCTTGCAGTAACTGATGGTGGTAAATATACTCCATCCATTATAAAATTATGTGCTCTTGTTCCAGAAGAAGCTAACATTCTTAATTGAAAGTATGGTTCAAGTATTGGGTCAGTTTTAAAATCTCCTGACTTATATAATTTTCTTAAATCGGTTACATCTATTGCAGAGTCAGGATCTATTTCTTTTTGTAATACTTTTATAAAATCCCATTGATCAGCTAAATTAGTTCTTACATAACTAGTTTTATTTATTTCACCATTTATTCCCTCAGATTGATTTTTATTATCTGGAGAGTTCTTTGATGATTTTTTTAAATTATCTGTTGTAAGAGTAGTGTTTTTTTGTAATTTTAAATTACGAAATTTACTACCTAAAAATCCACCACCTGCACCTACAAATAAACCTAATCCACCTGCTGTTAATGCAATTGTACCTGTTCTTACAGGATCTAATGTTTCTCTTAAACCTATATCTTTTTCTACTAATTGATTAGCAATATCTATTGTACCAAATCCTGCACCTTCTACTCCTGCCATAGATAATGCACCTTTTACAATAGCTTCTTTATTTGCTTTAGCAGATAATTCAGCTAATTGTTCTGGACTATTTAGTACATCTTTTGCTATATTTTTTTCTACAACTTTTTTACCAGCTTTCTTTTTTACTTGAGATTTTATAACTTCTTGTCCAGCTTTTTTTAATACTTGTTTACCTACAACTCCACTAACAAAACCACCAAATAAATTTAATGGATCTAATACACCAATACCTACATTTTTAAAAAACTGTTTTGCACCTAACCCACCTTCTTCATAAAAGTTAGGTAATTCACTCCAGTATCTAGTAAGATAAGATAGTCTAGCTTTTTGATCTTCTGTTATATCATCTCCTGTAACATACAAAAATTCTTTACCCATCTGATAAGTATTAGCTTGATTCCAAGTTCTATCAGATATAAATTTATCTACAGCTTCTTTATCATTATAGGCTTCGCCATCTCTATTTTTGTAATAATCTTTTGCTACAGAAACTAATTGTTTATTTTGATATATATTATCAAACGCATACTTCAAAGAACCATCTTCATTTTTTTGTATAGGTATAAAATTTTCTGCACCTTCAGGTTTTTTATTTTCATTTACTGTTAAACTATCTGTCTTTTTTTTAAAATCATTAAGACTTAATGCTTTATCAGATTGTTCATTTGATGTTTCCTGATTTACAGCAAAATCACCTAAACTTAGTTTAGTCATATTATCTAGTTATTCTTAGTAAATAATCTTTTAAATCTTCATTTCCTACATTAGCTACACCTCTAGGAAAACTTAGTGCAAAATATTTTTGCTCTGATTTACTTCCTAATGAAGCTAAATGATTCTGTATTGCTTCTAATTTATTTTCAGATGTAGGGTATTGAGAATTAAAAGAATTTGAAAATCCAGTTGCTGTTGATGTTATAACACCTTCAGCTGAACTTTCTTTATACTCTGATGTTATGCCCTCTATTACACCTTGAGTTTGACTTCTTAATACTTCATTAGCTCTTTCTACAGCCTGACTAATATTTACTTTTTTATCTTTATCTAAAAACTGTGATGATACATCATTTGTAACTGCATATAAAGCTCTGTACTCTACATCTTTAGTTCCTGGTAAATTAAAATCAACATTACCTTGAGCATCAAATTGTATAGCTGAACCAAAACCTCTAAAAGGTTGTGCAACTTTTGCAAATTCTGTAGCACCTATTTGGTATGTACCACTCATAGGAACTAAATAATCTTTTAGTTGCATACTATCAAATTTAACAGGAGTTTGAGTAACAGTATCTGTCATTGTATCTTTTGTAGTAGTTGTTGTAGGTTTAACTAAAGCCTCTACTGTATTATACCCAAGTGCACCAATACCATCAACACCTAACTGTTTTAGTATATCTCCATATTTATTTTGAGCTGATTCAACTCTTTGATTATATCTATTATTATAGTCTGTTTCAAAATTAACATTTTTTAATTTTTCTTTATCTAATTGATTATTTTCTAGTAATTCATCTAATCTTTTCATAGAGGTATCATCAACTGTAAATTTTCTAACATCCGCAAGTTCAGCAAATGGTACACCATAATCAGCTGCTAAATTATCATAATTAGTTCTTCTAGTTTTCTCTGCTGCTACAGCGTTAGGTATAGTTTCTCCAATAAGAGTTTCACCTACACGCATTAATGTATTAGCTTTTAATGCATCGTTTGCTTCTGTGTTTCTAATCTTTGCTTGTAAAAATCCTGTAGCTATTCCTCTAAGTGCACTCATTATTCCATCTCCTCTTGATTAGGTTTAGCCATTAAACCTTTCTTTTCTATTTTTTTAATATCTTGTTTAACACCTTTTGCGGCTTCTGCAGTCTCTTCAGCATTAACTTTAGTTCTAACAATTGATTGTATCTGCTCATTGTTAGTAATATCTGACATTGACATTTTAATTTTTTCTATACCTGCAGTTAAACCCATAGTTGCAATCATTTTCATAACTGGTTCGGCAATTATAAATGCAACATCTGGATTCCATTTACCTTCCATAAATCCATTAAATATAATTATTCTACCTAGTGCTTCTACAGGTATACCTGCATCAAGCATAGCCAATACTTGTTCTGCAAATTCAGGTCTATGCAATCTATCCCATACAAATTCAGCAGCTTCATCTGTATCTGTGAATTGTGGTGGATGTTCCCAAGGATAGTTACCAGGTTCGTCAGTTAAACCTTGGCCAGCTACTGGGGCATCAAATGGGTTATCTTCGCCTTCTCTAAATTTGTCCATAGTTTTTCCTTATGCTTTTAATGATGTTACTGTTCTTTTAATTTTGTATGCTGATGAATAATATCTCAGTAATCTAGCATCCCAAAGAGCATTCATAGTTTCTGCATTTTCAGTTTTAGCCATACCTACATTCGATTTATTTCTTCCTGGTCTAGAAAATCCCATTCTACCACCATAACTTGCAGGTTGCACCATTGTGCTTATTGGTTCAAATCCACTATCATCTCCTGCTTTTCTTTCAAATAAACTTGTTGCTAATTTTGAACCTACTGCAGCACCTTTTGGTCCTGCTATTAAATTTCCAGCCCATGCTCCTGCAGCTGATACTGCTCCTCTAACTATATCTCCTATCATTTATTCTCCTATTTACCTGATAATAAATCAAAACCAAATTTACCAATCATTTGATACATAGCATCTTTAGAAGCCTTATCTTGTAACTCTACAGTAGTAGATCTTTCAAGAGCTGCCATAGCTAAATTATGATTTCTATTTTGTGTATTTTCTGAAGAAGTATTAACCCAAGATGCTTCATCTCTCCACTGTTGCCATGCTGACGATAGACCCCAGTTAGAAAGATTTAATAAGTTCTGTGCGTTAGTTTGATTAGAAGCATTTACTGCAGCTGTGTTAGCTGTATTAACTGCTCTTCTCCATACAACATTTGATTGGTCAATTGTTCTTTGGTTTTGAACATTAAATTGTTGTCTTTGATTTTCTAGTGTTGCATTAAATTGTTTTACTGTTGCTTCTCTTTTAGCGTTAGCTTCATTAACAGCAATAGTATTTTGTGCATTTAATGCATTAATTTTACTTTGTTCTGCTTCTGCAAATTTTTTCATAGCATCCACTCTAGCAGCATTTTGATCTGCAACTGTTGTAGATAGCTTACTATAAAATTGATTTACTTGATTCTGACTTGTAGCATTAAACTGAAATGCAGCATTGGCTGCAGCCTGGTCAGATAATAAAAAATTCTGTCTTGTATTTATATTTTGTAGATTAGCTTGTTGTCTGTTAGACAAGTTAGCCATATCCATTTTAAGATACGATTGTGCATTTGTAATAGCTGCCTGTTGATTATTAGACAAGTTTTGAAATATCATCTGCTTGTATGTAGCAGCATCTTGTGCAGCTATAGGTATAGCAGAATTCATGATACCTTCAGCTAATGCTTCAGCTGCCATTGAACTAGCACTTAGTCCTCTATTAGCCATTGCAGCTTCAGTAGCTTTTGCAGCACCTCTAGCCCATACTGGTAGGGGATTACCAGATGCTAGTGCTGTCTGTACTTCTGTCTGTAAACTTTCTAATTGTCCTTTTACTGTAGCATCAGATGTAATAGTACCTTGAGCTGCAGTCATAGGAGCTGATACAGTTCCTTGTGCAGCAGTCATTGTAGGAGTTTGTCCAGCTACAGTTGCAGCTGTCATCTGTGCAGCAGTAGCCGTAGTTGGTGCAGCTACCTGTGTTCCTGCCATAGTTCCTGGTGCAGCTATAGTAGGTGCAGCAGTTGTACTAGGAGCAGTAAAACCTAATGATCCAGATATACCTGGAGTAGCTAATAATTCTTGTGTTGCTACATTCTGTAACTGTGGTGATATAGTTGTACCCGTAGGTAAACTAGGTTTTGTAATTAAACTATCAATTAACGATACAGCTTTTTGACTGCCCGTTTGTTCTTTTTGAGCTGGTGCTATTGCACCTTTCTGTAATGCTACTGTATCTTCAGTTGTTGCCATTATCTCCCCTGTCTATTGTATTTTTTGAAGCTACGCTTCTCCGATTTATTTTTTGATTTTTTATGTACCCTTGGTCTTTTCTTAGGTTTTGGTCTTTCTTCAAATGATTTAAACTTTCTTGCCATTGTTTATTTTAGCACCCTTATACCATGCTGGTAAACCTATAAAAGGCCTTTTGTCAAATTGATTTTCTTTTGCAGTTTTTGATTTTGTTTTATTATAATGCAAAAACACTTGACCACAATCTTTACCTTTAAATTCTTCTCTCCAATGTTCTAAATCACATCCAGAATATACTAACATATCACCTGGTTCTAAATCTACTTTGATACCAGCTTGACCTGTTTTACCTGTAGGGTCTAAATATATTGGCCATGGGTCACCCCCAAGATTTAAAGTTGTAGATATTTCACAAGAGTATCTATCTTTGTGTCTTGCAAGTATATCTCCTTTTTTATATATTCTAGCGTAAGAATATGTTTCACTTAATTTTAATTTTGTTTGTTTTTCCATTACAGGTTTTACTTCTTGTAATAAAGTTTCCATGGCAATGTCACTATAATGTGAATAAGTATTTGGTACTTGCTCATCATTCCATACCCCAAAGTATTCTGTATATGGTGATATATATCTTTGATCAAATAAAAATCTTGCTACATTTCTTTTGTTACAAAAATATTTATAAACAAAGTCTGCTAATTCTTTTGATATTGCTTTTTTAATTACTGTATATTTATTTTTTTGAAACGACATTTTTAATAATATTTTTCCCCTTTAGTTTTCTATTTGACTGTATAAAATTTTTAATATAGTCTGGTTTATTCTTTACAGTATTAGTTTCGAGGGTAGCTTGTATTACAGCTTTTTTCATATTATCATTAGGCTTTGACATTTAAAACACTATTAGGTATTGCCTGACAGTTCCAATGTATAAATCTAAATGGTTCATATCCCATGTCTACAATATATTGATGTGGCATATATGAAGGAAAGAACATAGTTCTTCCTGGTTGAACTTTATAATTAATTTGTGATGATGCATATGTTACTTTTGTTTTATCTGCTTCTGGTAAAAGATTCATAACATTACCTGGTCTTGGATCTTCAAACAATGGCATTGATGTTGCTTCACTTGCTTTTAAAAAATAAAAGCCAGATATATGCCCATTCCAATGTGTATGTAATGTATGATGTCCTGCACCTCTTTTAGCAAACTCTTGCACCCACATTTCTGTAATAAATACTGTATAATTTGTTAAATCAAATCCCATTTCAACTAACAAATTATGTGCTGTTGCACCTATGTAATCTTGTAATTTTTTAAACTTAGGGTCACCTATCAATGATGTTGAATGAAACACATGACCCATGTCTCCTTTATTTCCAAACTTTTTATTTCTTTTATCTATTGATTCTTTTAAATTTTTTTTAGACTCTTCAATATATTTATCAGATGCATTATTTAATTCATTAACAAACCCTGGTTCATCACCATACCATATAGGGCAACTAAATAAATCTTCTCTTGCTAATTGTTTTGGAAACTGTAATTCTGTTTTTAACTTTTTAGTTTTTTTCTTTTTCATATTCTCCTTATCTAAATGGCCAACCAAGATTCCATATAACTAAACTATGCCTTGAGCCTTTTTTTACTGGGCACACTCGATGCCATACAAACGAGGGGAATACTACTAAACTTCCTTTAGGTAATATCTCTTTACACTTTACAGGTTTTCTAGGTTTATCAGGATCTAAGTTTCTAAAATCAAATTCTAATTCACCACCTTTATATTCTTTTGGATCTGATAATGTAACTGTTACAGATAACTTTCTAATTTTACCATGTGATGGATCATTAGCAGTTTCTCTAATATAAGGTTGATCCCAACTATCACAATGCCAATCATAAAATTGATCTTTAGTATACTTTGTAAATTGACAAGATTCAGAATAATCCCATTCAAAATTCCAACCTGCATTTCTATTTGCTTGATGAATATATGGTTGTATTTCTTTATAAATCCATCTATCATTCATCCAAACAATATCTGAATTTCTTTTCTTTTTTAAATCTTTAACTTGATTTTTATTCAATGGTCTATTACCATAACCTCCAGTAACTGCCATTTGATCTTGTAATGATTTTCCATATCGCACAATGTCATTACATATTCTTTCTGGTATTGCACTTTGGAAATACCAATAATAATTTGTTAAATTCATATATATATATATTATACCATTAATTTTAAAAAATTCAAGGGGTATAATTACTAACTTACTGTCAATGTTCCAGAAACTGTAAATGTAGCTAGTTTAGCTCCACCTGGATGAGTTCCTGTAGAGTTTGTACAAGGTGTTACTGCAAAAGTTCTAGCACTTGGACCACTTATAATAACAATACCTGATCCACCAGCTTTACCTGGGTTACCACCACCGCCTCCGCCTCCACCGCCACCACCGCCAGTGTTTACTGTTCCTGCTACTGCATCTTGTCTTGGTGAAGGTGCACCTGGTCCACCACCACCTTGTCCTCCACCACCTGATCCACCACTTCCTGCATTAGGTGTACTTGGATAACTTTCATTAACACCACCTCCACCACCTCCAGCATATGTTGTACATGAATTATTAATATTATTTGTTAGACCAGCTCCACCATTTTGATTTGGGGCTGCTGCTCCTGCTCCACCACCTCCACCAGCACCTTGGTTTAGTTGATTTCCAGCTCCAGAATTACCTTGAGATATTGGAGATCTTGGAGGAGTATTTCCTGCACCTCCACTTTTATTAGGTCCTGGTAAAGTAGGTCCACCAAAACCTGCACCACCACCTGAACCTCCAGCTGTTCCATTAGACCCACCGTTACCACCTCTACCACCACCATCTGCTGTTATTGTATTTGTATTTTCAGTTCCACCTGGATTAAATATTGAGTCACTTCCTGATTCAATAACAGGAGTTGCAGGAGTATTTGCTCCACCAGCTCCGATTGTAACACTATAAGAAGTTCCTGCATCAACACTTGAAAAACTTAAAGCAGAGTTTCTTGTAGGAGAAGGTCCAAAACCAGAAGCTCTATATCCTCCAGCTCCGCCACCACCAGCTGCTCCATTTCCTCCAGCTCCACCACCAGCTACCACTAAATAATCTAAATCATATGATATGGCAACTGTACCATCAGGCCATGTTCCTTGTTGCAATGCTCTTAATTGACTTCTTAAATTCCATACACCACTTGCTTTGTTTAATTCTTTTATAATTGCAATACCAGATCCTCCTGCTCCTGAATTTCTACCAGTTCCAGAATTAGGTGTCTGACCTCCAGCACCTCCACCACCACCTCCAGTGTTGGCTGTACCTGCTGTTCCTACTTGTGCTCCTTTACCACCTGCACCTCCACCACCAGTTCCACCAGGTCCTGCATTATTAGCTCCTGGATTTCTACAATACGAGGCACCACCTCCACCACCTGCATAAACTCCACTATTAGGTAAACTTGTTCCTGGATATAAAGGACTAATATCTGTTCCTGCCCCTCCTGCTCCAGCTGTGCCTCCTGGATAAGCAGTACCATTTCCTCCAACTGCTCCAGCTCCACCGCCACCACCACCATCACCAGCAGGGCCTAATCCTATTCCACCATTATTTCCTTGACCACATATCCCAGAACCTACGGCTGCACAAACATTAGAACCTCCACCAGAACCTCCAGGTAGTCCAGCTCGAGATGATGGTGTACCAGGCTCAGGAGCACCCCCTCCACCACCACCTGTAACACAGGCAGTTCCTACACTTGATGTATTTCCTGGATTTCCTTGTCTTCGACTTGGTCCACATGCTAAAGCTCCACCACCACCAACAACTACTGCTATTGTTCCACAAGCATTTACTGATGGGAATGTTTTTAATCCTCCAGCTCCACCACCGCCACCACCATCACCTTCACCTTGATTAGAACCACCTGAAGCTCCACCTGCTACTAAAGTTGTTTGAACAACTCTAGTGCCTGGTTGTGCTGTGATATTTCCTGATGATGTTTTGACAGTAACAATACACTTCCCAAAAGAAGTTGCGTTTCTTTTACCAATGATTCCACCATTAGTTCTAGGCATTTATTAGTCTCCTATTAAGATGTCCAAGCCGATCCGTTCCAATCGTAAACTGTAGGTGTATCTGCTGTGTCATTAGATTTAGTTGCTTCCCAACCTGTGTTATTATCAGCTTTATACTTAGTCTCATTCCATCGAATCAAGTAAGTAAAATCAGATCCAGATGTAACTGATGGGTATGTAATTGGTGCTTGCCAATCATCACTACCATCTAAAGACCAAGATTCATAAGGTTGTGGTGTAATAAATTTATTTTTAGATGCATCATATCTATAACCAATACCTGCGTATTGTTTTCTAAAATTATTGTTATAAGATGTTTGCTTCCAAGTGCCACCTCCAAAAAAATTAACACACCATGTTTCACCATCAACGTGTTCATCTGAAGGCACTTCATCATTAGCCACAACTACAACTCTTTTTACAATCAGATGTGTATCTGATGTAAAACCAGTTGGGTCGGTTTTTGATTCTAATTCTGCAAAATGTGCCATGTTTATTTTTCTCCCTAAAATTTATAATATATGTATACTAACTTTTTAATAAATTGTAAATATCATTTGTATTCCAAACACCTGAACCACTGTTAAAATTTATCGTTTCAGCAGTGCCAGGCCCTTCATTAATTATTACTACGCCTGAACCTCCATTACCAGATGCAGCTGAACCGCCACCACCGCCACCTCCAGCTCCTTTATTATCATCTCCGTGTTTGTCAGCAGGAATTGAAGAAGTGCTACATCCACCTTTTCCACCACCTCCAGAACCTCCATCACCACCACCAGAAGGATGAGCTGCACCACCTCCGCCACCTCCATAAGTTACAGGTGATCCAGTAATACTTGTAGCTGATCCGTTTCCACCAGCACCTCCTGGGGCATTTCCCCCATTAGCAGAAGCTCCGCCACCTCCAGCCGAGTCGTTTGAACTTGGTGATGAAGTTGGTGAATTACCTCCATTAGATTGACCTCCAGGGCCAGGGCCTGTAAGAGTATGACAACCCATTCCACCGCCACCACCAGAACCATTTGTTGAAGACCCACCAGAACTATTCCAACCTCCTCCTCCTCCACCACCTTCGGATGTTATTGGACTTGGAGAACCAATAGTTGTTGTTTCACCTTTAGAACCAGGGCCACCAAATGAATCTGTTCCAGCTCCACCGCCAGCTATAGTGATAGGAAAAGGTGAGGTTCCTAAACTTTGACAAGTTAAATTTTTAAAATCAGCAGCACCACCACCGCCTCCCCATCCAGAGCCTCCACCTCCACCACCTATTAAAAAGACAGCAGGTGCAGTTCCAGGGAAACTTGAAGATACTTTGTATTGTGTGGATGAAGTTATAGTACGAATACCACCTCGTGATTCAGAGCCTTCACTTAAAGTTTGTATTGGGCCTATGATTCCGCCATTTGCCATGAATTATGTTGCCTCCTATAATTCTATCTATTATGCGTCATCTAATTCTTCGTAAGAAACAAAATAAGTTAAGTCATTTGCAGCTGATGCTGTAAAAGCTAATATATCTGTTTCATCTAAATAAATCGGATTCTCTAAAAAACTTAGGGTAGCATCTGCTGGTACTGATATTGTATTAGCAATCTTAACATAGTTAGATCCATTATCTACACTAACTTCGATTGTAATATCAGCAGCATTTGTACCATCTACGTTTGCAACAAGAATTGTATTTATTTTGGCAACTTTATCTGCTGAAACATCAACCGCTGTAGTTCTAGATGTACCATCTAGTAAAGCAGTTGCGTTTTTAGCATTAATAGTTGCTACGTTTACGATGTTTGGTGTAGCCATATTATCTCCTATTTAATTTTATCCAAATACAATTGCCATTGCAATTGCTTTTCCTACTGATGCAGCACTAGAGTTTGCATCAACATATGTTACTAATCTTGAAGCAGCAACTTTTCTATTAGTGCCTCCTGCTCCATTATCTACTATAAATAAATCTGCATCTACAATAGCTTCTCCTATATCTGTACCACCATCAATATCTAATGCAGCTAAACTAACTTTGTCAGCTGTTGATATTGTACTTAATTTAGAATCTGCTATTGATCCTGCTAACATAGCATTTGTAATAGAAGTAGATCCTATTACAAAATCTAAAGTATTATCAGAATCATCATAAGTAACACTAATACCTGTTTCAGTATTAGATCCTACCATTGCACCAACTGTATCTGATATAGTTTCTGCTAAAGTAGTTCCATTAATAGTAATAGCGTCTGCTTCTAATGTACCATCAATATCTGCATCTCCACTAATATCTAATGATCCTGCATCTAATTCACCTGTTAAAGTTATATTTCTAAATCCTGTTATATCTTTATTTGAATCAGCTATAACTGCTAATGAAGCAGATACTGTACCAGCAGTAATACCATCTAGTAAATTTAATTCTGTCGCAGTAGAAGTTACTGCTACATCTTCATTTATTTTAGGTGATGTTAAAGTTTTATTTGTTAAAGTCTGTGTTGCAACAAGAGATACTAATGTTGAGCTAGAACCGTCAGGTAATAACATTTCATTTGTAACACTTGCTGAATGTGGTTGTGCTTTTAATATCTGACCATGAGAATTATTTTCACAATTAAATTGTATAGCACCTGAATTTGTATTACCTCTAACAGTTACATGACCTGTTCCTTTTGCTTCAATCTCTAAATCAATATTTGAATCACCACCAGTTGAAGATAATTTTGGTGCACTACCAGTTGCAGCATTTGTTACATCAAATTGGTTTACTGCTGAACTTGTTGTTTGAAATATAATTTGTTCATTACCATTTTCATCTGCAATAAAATGTGCGTCATCTATTAAAATATTTGCAGAGTTAGTGTCTAAATTACCACCAAGTTGAGGTGACGTGTCCTCTACAACATTTGATATTGCACCTGATGTAGCTAGTCCTGCAACTACTGCTGATCTTGCAATTTTTTTAAGACCACCACCTGAAGTATCAACTGCTAAAAATACATCATCGTTAGCAACTGTAGATATTTCTGATAATGAACCTACTGCTATTGAATTAAAGTTTGTACCATCTGCAATTAATAAATTACCTGCAGTGTTTGTGCCCATAGTAATATCATCACCTGATACTGTAATGTCTCCAGTTACTGTTAAGTTTTGTGATATAGTTACATTACCATTAGAAGCAATAGCTATCGCGTCCGCATCAGATGTATGACCTATGTTAGTGCCATTAATAATTATGCTATCAACTGTTAAAGTTGTAAGTGTGCCAACCGATGTAAGATTTGGCATTGCTGTAATTTCATCATCAAAGTATGCAGCTAAATCTGTAACTGCAACTTGGACCATTGTGCCATTGTCATTTAATACAACTCTATCTGCATCTGCAACTGTAGTAGATGTGGCTGAGGTTCCACCGT